CTGCTATCTGCAACTTTGATGATAGTAGTGCTGTCCTCGAAGTGTTCATTAACTATGGGTAGCTTGTCAACGTTCTCCCTCTCGACAGAGAAACCAACACCTGTGCCACACATAAGTATATACATACATTCATCAAAAGAACGTGGACTATCTACAGGTATGTAGCTACAGTTGTAGCCACCAACATGACATCTATCTAAAGCAGGTCCTGATGTCATTAAGGCTCTCATACTAGGCATGACACCTAAGTTCATTATCTGTGTAGTCATCTTTTCTTTCAAGGCTTTAGTAATAGTATATGAATGATTATTCTTTAGATGGTTAGTCATATAATCAAAGTATCTATCAACTGTCTCTCCCCAATTCTCTCTTCTTTGTTCATCCTCTTTCCATCTTGCATAGCGAGATAGTGCTATAAAATTCTGATAGTCTGTAGGTAAATAGTTATTAATCATAATCTTTGTTCTCCATTATTGTTCTCATATTAGTTATTTTTATTCCTTCTATTTCATGTATCAAATCTGTTACATAATCTTGTATTTCTTCGTCTAGCCTTCCATCTGAAGGTATTGGATATTCTTCAGGGTCTACCTTCAAAGTAAGCATCATATTAACTTTTACCATCGTATACCTCAATAAGTTTATTGAGATACCATTGTGCTTTCTTTAAATCTTCAACACCATTCTTGTACCTGTATCTCCATAGGTACTTAACTATATTACCTTGTAAGTAGTAATCAAACCCATCAGTTAACATAGCTTCTAATGCATCAATAGTTTCTATACCTGCTTTATTATAATGTTCAGGACTATTTACCATATCTTTCTTTTCCATCTGCTTCTCCTTTTCTGCCATCATTTTCATATATTCCATGTGTCTCATATCTTTTATATATTCCTTTTTTGCTAATGTCAATGTTTAGTATCCTTATCAAATTTTAAGGTTATAACATTGCCTGATACATCGTGAACTGTGGCAGTTTGAGGTAGATTATTGTTGGCAGTTTCAGATGGACTCTCCATAAAATCTAATACAGTACTTTGAAACTCTTTATTCTCTTCCATTAAAGATAGAGCAGCACATCCCATTTGACACAGTTGCTCTAATTGGTAGAAGCTATCTTCATCTATATTGGTTTTTCTAGCATTTATCACTAACTGAAAGTTACCTGTCCAAGAACCTTTGTCTGTAATCTCAGGAACTATTTCTATAAAAAAGTGATTGCCTTTGTTATCGCACTGTGTTGTCATTTCTTCCTCCTTATTTTAGTTCCTATGAATTTTATAAACTTAGGATGTTTATTTTTACCTTTTTCCTTTAACCAATCTTCAGGTATTATTCTATCGTAATATCTAAATCCATATTTTATACACCACTCTGCATAATTAGATTTAGCACCTTTTCTTAACTTGTTTCTACTATTAGTAAACACAAATCTAATATCTAAATTAGGGTGCTGTTTCTTTATAGCTAAATGTTTACGTCTGTCAATAGCCATAAACCTGCCCTTAGTTTCTATTATAATTCCATTGTTTAACACAAAGTCAGGGGTATAGGTGCGATAGGATAAGTCTTCCCACTCAATCTTGATTTCTTCGTATAAGTATTTACACTTTAACTCATCAAGATACAAGGATAACTTATGCTCTAAGCCACTCCTATACCCATACTTTAGTGCTTCTCTTCGTACTTTATGAGGAGACATTTAACTCAACATATGACACAACTTTAGGGAATTGTGCTTTTGACATTACAGATGGTAGCTCTTGTAGATTCTCCCAACAAGAGTTTTTATAGTCACAGAAACTACAATTAATTCCTAAAACTTTATTACCTGTAGGCTTACCCCTAAATGTTTCTTCTACAGGTTCAAAGCAACGTTCAAACTTATTATCTTTAACAGTCTGAACAGTGGCTTCAATCTTGTTCATCTCTTTTGTAACATCAGCATTACTAGCAGACACATACTTGAACTTACCATTTGCCTTGTTGACTACCCACCAACCACCAATTTTTTTCTTGGCAGCTTTTGCATAGCCTACAAGTTGTGCAATATATCCAAATGCATCTCCCTGACTTAGGACTTCAAAAGATTCAAACTTGTTATCGTATGACCAAGCTGAAGCAGACTTAACATCGTCAACTGCACCATCAATAACTAAGTCATATGTACCACTTATCTTTGTATCATTTACCTGTAATGACACATGTTCAGGGTCTTCATATTTAACTCCTGATGCTTTGAGTAAGCCTTTAAATACTGCTTCAACAATATCACCTAACATCATATTCATCATAAAGTTGTTAGGTTTACCTGAAGCTAATTCAGGCTTATTCTTCTCAAACCACAGTTGACATGTAGGTCTACCTAAGTTGGACATACGTAATCTAAAGTCCTTCCTGTTCTCCCCACTGCCAAACTGTTTACGCAGTGCATCCATAACGTCTTTACCTACCTGCTCTATTACTTCGTCAGGCATGGTAGTTTTGCCATTTACTGCATCAGACATATACTGATGCACTAACAGTTCAGCAGGGTGAGAAGGGTTAGGCATTTGCTGATTCCAGTTCTACATCAATGAACTCATCAACTGTCTTCATATCTTCATGTGATATGACATCTTGCCTTTCAGCAACTGCCGCATCCCACTTCGCTATGATGCCATCATTATGAACCTTTATCCAATCCATAAAGTCTCCAAAGGTTTTGTGGTCTTCCTCAGTTATATCTAACTTAGTTGTTAAATCCAACTTAACATTAGATGTATAAAAAGTATTTCCACTATTACCTTTATGCCCTGTAGTGCCATCTAAATCTATAATATGCTGTAATGGTAATCTTTCCATCTTAGCAAACTTAGAAAACACACCACCTAAAGCTTTGTAGTCTTCCCTGTTATTAACTTCCCATAGTGCAGGAAAACTAGACAATACTTCATCTACTTCTTTTCCATCTACAGCCTTTACAGGTTGTAACATCTCCACCATACCAAATATAACTCTATATCTTTTTACAGCTTTTATAGATGCCTTAACAGTTTCAGATAAAGAGTGATAATCCTCTACAAAACCTGCTGGTTTTCCACAGTTAAACGTTCCTGCATCATCCTTTAAATCTATGTTTAAAGTATCTGCTAGTATGGATGAGGTGTAGAATCCCTTCTTCTCCCCCTCTTTCATAGAGGTATTTTGAGTCCATCTCTTATACATAAAACGTTGTAGAAATGGTCTAAATCTAACCTTCTGTGCAAAGAAGAATTTAGATGGGTCTCCAACCTCTTCCAATCTATATGAACCACCTTCGACTACTTCAGTGATTATCTCCTTACCCTGACTATTGGTATCTTTGCCCATAGTAGGGTTATGCCAAAGCCTAAATCTATTTAAGATATTAGTCTTTTTATCAGTGGACATTGTAGGCACTCCCATAGCTTTAGCCATAGTTGCATAATTATCCGTATTAATAGTTACTACTTCATTCATATTTATTTTCTCCTTTCAAAAGAGTCCTAGTTATATCACGACACATCTTTAGTGTCAAGCCAATTATCGCCTATCTTCGCTTCTAATAATAAAGGTACATTAAAATCTATTTTAAAAGTCATATTTATCAAATTATTTAATGTCTTATTCATATTACGAATGATATTCAATACATCTTCAGTCTCATGTGGGTGAATATCTATCACTATAGAGTCGTGTACAGTATTTACCACACATGAATTATACTTGTCAAGTGCTTTATCAATCTCCATTAATACTAATGGAACTACATCAGCAGTTGCGAATGACTGCACAGGATAGTTCTTTATTTGAGTAAAGTAGGACACACTACCATTACTACGTCTTTCTACATCAGGAAAAGAGAATTGTCTGCCTGAAGGTGTCGTAATCATATTAGTTTCTAAAGCTTCTTTAGCCAATCTGGAGTGCCATGATGCAACTCCTTTGTACTTTTGTGTAAACTGTTCATAATATTTTGCTTCAGCATTCGTTCTCCCAAATCCTGTTGCTCCATAGAGGGGTGCAAAGGTATGAGCTTTTGCTTCTTGCCTAGTAGTCTTCTGACCTGATTCCGTAATGACAGAAGCAGTGTATGCATGTACATCAAATCCATCTTCAATCTCCTTCA